AGCCAGCGGCCATTGTACCAGTTGGAGATATTCAGCTCCCGCCCGGTCTGGTTGCCGGGCTGCTGGTTGCGTCCTCCGGTTTCTCCAAGACTGGCCTGCCCAATTTTGATACTCATTTCTGCGCATCCTCCTTCGTGGCGTTGTCAATCGCGTCCTGCGCTTTCTGGCTCTGTGTTCCAAAGTAAAACGCGATCACGACGGTATACACCATCATAAAGTCCTGCGAGATCTTCCCGGCGACTGCCATGTACGCAAATACCGCCGTCAGCACCAGCGTGACGATAGATTTGACGCTCAGCAGATTGCCGAGCCGCTTCTTGATGTTTTCCATATGTATGCTCCTTTCACGCTTCCACGATATTGATGCCGTACTGCTCCGCACAGATATGCTCGATCTTGCAGCCGCGGGCGTTCTTCCAACCGGAGGCGAAGTACGCAACGTCAGCCGTAGACAGCAGTTTCAGCGATTCGCCAAGATACCACAGTGGCCTTGCCTCCGCCGGAGCGTTTTCAAAGAAGCTGTCAATTACTTCGATTTCATCGCCCATCAGCTCCTTTGCGCAGAAGATCGCATCTTCACGTTCTTTCCGAATTTCCTCGTTGGTCTTTTCCTTCATAGGCTGAGAGATAAACAGTTTTTTCATTAAGTATACTCCTTTCAGTCCTTCAGCACGATCTCTGCGATGCGTGCTGCCGCTTCCGGGCCGTATTTTGCGGCCCATTTATCCATGTACTTCTGCGCGTACTTCGCGCGGTTCTCGTTCTTGGCTTTCCAGAGGTAAAAGCCGCTGGAAGCCGTTGTTTCGGCCAGCACCGCAAGCGTGATCTCCGTCAGGCCTGCGCCTGCCG